CTTCTTCTCGTTGTCCTTCTTCTTGTCCTCCTTCTTCTTGTCCTCCTTCTTCTCATACCAATGTACCTATTTTTTATATGGCACTTGGACTTAATGATTTTGATGCAGGCAAATCCATTACTTGGGCAAGTGAGAGGTCCATAAATAGGTCATAGGTCCATAAATAGCTAATGCTGTATATTTTCTAACAAGATCATCAAACTGTACTTTTAGTGCAGCGTAGTTAGTATCTGCTAGATATTCTGTTTTACCCTCAATGAATAAACTATCATGAATAATCTTAGCCGGCTTAGGTTTAGAAAAAATCAAACTATCTCTAACTGACCAAGTAGTATCATGTACTACAAGAGTATCAGATCCAGATTGAACACCTCCACCTACACAACCTTTATTCTGTAAAAGAACAAAGACTACTAGCACACCTATAATGAAAAAATATATCTTATTCATCTGACTTCTTTTTAAATGAGAACTTATCACCTGTATCACCAATTAATGCTGCTATACAGATATACATTACAGCGTCAACTAAAGCATCTGAAGGTTTAATATCACCATGAGAAAAGCTATTAGCTGTTAGTGTTACACATAGAAACAATGCACACATAAAACCCACTACTGGTTTAATAGAAGTGGAACCACGTTCATCTTTAAAAAGATCTAGAGCCCATTGTTTAAAAGTCATACTTTATTGTTTTATATTTGTTATCCGGCAGAATAGCTACAATTGATTGATAATCATTAAGATGCTTAATAGGAGTTGCCGGAAAACCAGCTGATTTAAACATCTGACGTTCTAAGTTATCTATCCTGGTTTTGTCTATATTAGACTGGGCCATTAGCAACTTAACATCAGACTTAATCTCGTTTACATCATTCCAGATAAGCAAACTAACAAGAGATACAAGGGTTGGGAATACCCACACCTTGAATGCTGCTATAGATGGGTTCTCTTTGATCATTTAGGTTTCTATTTTAAAAGTTTGAACTCATAAACAGAACCTGCTGGTTTCTTTAGACTGATAGTCAACGTGTTAGGTATAATTTCACCTTTAGAATCTCTACGTACAAAGTAACGTAGTCCTGAAGGTTGATTAACAACTACCTGTTCTCCAGCTGCTGTAACATCTTGAGCAGGGATACTAATAGTATCTGCAGGAATGTTACGTGGACTTTCAACAGACATCATTGTACCTGGAATAGGAAAACCTAGATAGTCTTTTTGGGCATAAAATTTTTTAGCCATGGTATGTATAATTTATATATAAACGTATAAAGTGTAAGATTTCTATAAACCCTACACTTTAATATACGAAATATTCAGGAAATAATCTACATTTGTTAATAAACGTTAGAAATTTATGGAAACCAAGATTTATGCTAGACAGCTTGAAAAAAAGCTAATTGATGACTTTAAAGCCCAGTTCTTTAAAAAGATGGGCTACTATCCATTAGTAGTTACAAAAATAAATACAGATAATGATGAGTATCTACCCATCATCAGCCTTCAAAATTTAGAAGAGATATTCTATCCTTTTCTACCAGTAAAACTTAACAGCAAAGTGCCACTTTCATCTAATCGTAGATACCGTGAAGTAGTTGAACTAAGAAATATCTTCTGTGCTATAGCAAGAATGATGAAATACACAACTACGTATATAGGTGAATATCTTGGACATAGAGATCACACTACTGTTTTACACAATACCAACACTTTTAATGACCTTATTGAAACGTGTAGCCAGTTTAGAGAAAAATACCTACAAATAGTTAAACTTATAAAACTAAAATACAATGACACATCAATTATGGATGACCTTGATCAAGAACAATTTAAGTCCGAATCAAGTATATTTTTTGGACTGCTGCCGGCAAAAGATTAAGCCTTCAGCTATTATAAATGTAGAGGCTGAATCTCTTATATGTCAAAGCAGGGGATTAATTGATGCAGAAGGTAAACTAAGCCACACTGCACAAAACATCCTTAATGAGTTTGAAACCTATCTAGTAAAGACTAAAAAGAAAGTAGCTACGTCAGTGCTAGGTGAAAACTTCTTAGATAAGATCAAGGAGTACAGGGAGTTATTCCCGGCTATGAAACTACCATCAGGTGAGTTAGCTAGACAGTCAGTACAAGAGCTTAAAGATAAGTTTATATGGTTTTTTAAAACCTACCCTGAGTATGATTGGGATCTAGTATTAGATGCCACAGACTTTTATGTCTTTAATAAGCATAAAGAAAACTATTCATTTATGGTTACAAGCAGTTACTTTATACAAAAGACTGATATGAAGACCAAACTAAGTAGATCTATATTAGCTGACTATTGTCAGATGATTATAGACAATCCAGAAATATTAAAAAACATCTAGAAATATGGGAAAATATGAAAAAGCTATAAACAAAACTATGATAGCTATATTATTCAGTATTTTAAACTGGTTAATAATTGACAGATTTATTATAGAGATACCGTTTTATAAGTATTTTATTATAGAAATACTTTTGATTGTTACAATGAAATTATGTATATTTACAACCCAAAAACTCAAACTACAATGACAAAAGAACAAGAAGAAAAACTAGAAGAAGTCTATAATTCACTACCAGATGCCCCTGGTGCTATACAGCCTACGTTTAAATGTATAAACAAAGAAGTTTTATTTTCTATTGTTGGACATATGGTAGCTACCATGCTTTATGAAGCTAAGTTAGAATCTTTAAATGAGTTCAAAACTATTGTACACGAAACATTTAATTAATTCTACTTATGGATAAGCCAAAAAAGAAGTATGGGCGTAAAAGCTACGTTAACGTACTAGAAAAAGGTCTCAAGTATATAAATAAAAGAAGAAACGGTGAGATAAAGTCCTTGCTAACACCATGGCCAAGCTTAAATGAAGCTGGTGTTAATGGTTTAGAATGGGGATCTATGCTCACTATTGGTGCTAGACCTGGTGCTGGTAAAACTATGATCGTTTCTCAAATGCTTAGAGAAGCTAGGAGGCTTAATCCTGATCAAAAATTTAACATTTTAGAGTTTCAGTTCGAAATGGGTGATGAGCAGTATGCTGCAAGACAGTTTGCTGGTGAAATGGCCCAAGATTATGGAGTGATACTAAGTACCAAAAGACAACTTGATACCTTCACACTAGATAATATTAATAAGTATGTAGAACACTGTAAAGAAATGGAGTCTTACGGTTTGATAAGAGAAGTGATATCAGAATCACTAACTCATACAGACATGGAAGAAGCCATACAAGAAGCATATTTAGAAGGTGGTAGTAAACCTATGATTGTAACTATAGATCACAGTTGGTTGATTAAGAAGCGTTTAGATGAGAGAGAGAAAATAGCAACACTGTATAACACTACAGAAATGCTTATGAAACTCAAGAATAAAATTCCTGTCATCGTTATCATGATAACTCAGCTTAACAGATCTATAGATGAAGCTACTAGAAAAACACCCGGCACTGTTGGAAACTATCCTACATCCGGTGATATCTTTGGCGGTGATGCTCTTATGCAAGGATCAGACTTGGTTATTGCACTAAGTAGACCTTCTAAAGCAGACATCAAAGTGTACGGGCCCTATGCTTATCAAGTGGAAGATGAGGATGTATTTATGCACCTACTAAAAATTAGAAACGGTGATGACAATAAAAACCTTATATTCTTAAAGATGGATGGTCAACGTCAACAGATGGTGGAAGCACCAGAGTTTAAAGCTTTGAGACCTGAAGGATCTGCCTCAGCATACCAAAGATATAGTGAAAGAAGTGGTGGTGGTGGAGGTAGAAGAAATGTAACAGCAGAAGTTGGACAAGAACTTTAATATTTTACAAAACACAAAAAAATGCAAAATGACACAAGAAGAAATCAAAGAGCTTAAAAAGGTTAAGCTTGAAAACATCAGAGATTATCATCAAAAACTTATAGATAATCTAGAGATTCCTAGATCAGATTTCAATATGAAAATGGCTTTTTATGATAAACAAGGCCGTAACGTAGTTGGAATCTTTGCTTCAGAATTCAAGAAAGAGAAAGGTTTTTACTTTGAATTAATTACTAGAGACTTAGAACCTTTAGACGCAGAGCGTACAGTTTATAAAATCCCATCTAATTCAGCTTTTGAAGAAGAGTTTGAATTAAATGAAAAAGGTTCATATCTTGTACCCCTGGAAGAGCTAAGAATAGTTAATACTACTTCAGTAGCAATTAGCGGTGCTTCAGCTATATCAGATAAACCCTCATTTAAACCCCCAATAGCAGCTTATAAAGCTCCTGGTGCAATGGAAGATGCTCCTTATACAGAAATAACTATAAGAGACTATTACGCCATTCAAACAGGTAAGCCTGTAAGTTCTAAGACGTGGTTAAATGATTTGATAAAGAGTAACAAATAACAAAAAGCATATGGCACAAGGAATCCTTATTATTGCAGAGAGTGGCTCAGGTAAATCTACAGCTATAGAACAGCTTGACCCAAAAGAAACGTTTATTATTAACGTTGCAAACAAACCGCTACCTTTTAAAGGGTGGAAAGGTAAATACATAACTTGGAGTAAAGACAACCCTACAGGTAATCTTTATGCCGGTTCAGCTCCAACTCAGATTGAAGCATGCTTAAAATACATCAGTGAGAAACGTCCAGAAATCAAAACTATTGTGGTGGATGACTTTCAGTATATGAGCAGCTTTGAGTTCTTTGATAGGAGTGATGAGAAAGGTTATGAAAAATTCACTCAGATTGGTGCAAACTTAGCTCGTATAGCAAGAATGCCTAAAGACTTGAGAGAAGATTTAACTATCTTCATTATGACTCACGCTGAAGAATCTACAGATCTAGAAGGCAAACGTAAGTTTAAGGCAAAGACCATTGGTAAAATGGTTGATGAAAAGCTTAGCTTAGAAGGCTTATTTAGCATTGTACTCTTTGGTAAAGTAAAGAAAGATAAAGACGGGAATATCCGTTATGTGTTTGAAACACAAAACAATGGTGAGAATACATGTAAAAGCCCTAGAGGTATGTTTCCTACCGTTGAAATAGCTAATGATCTAGACTTTGTAAAGAAGTCTATAACAGAATACGAAAATTAATTTCTCAATTTTAACAATTAAACTCAAACAGCATGTTTAGTACAACAGGACAAGAAGTAAAACAAGGTGGCGGTACTTTAAAGTCATTACAGCCAGGAGTTGCTTATGCACACATCCACAGTTCACAAGTTAGAACATCTAACAAAGGAGACAAAAAGGTTTTAGAATTAACATTAGTAGGTGAAGCAGCAGACGGCTTTGAAGGCTGGGCTATTGACAAAGACAATCCAGAAGGTGCAAAGTATGAAGGACCATCTTCACGTGTATCAGCTACTATTTGGACAGACCAATTTAACTCTGATGATATCAATAAGAATGACATCCTAAACAAGATTGTTGTTATAGCAACTGAACTAGGTGTTAGAACTGAGATTGATGCCATCTCTGCTAAATCAAGTGTTACATCTATTGAGCAGTGGGTAGCAGAAGCTACAAACGTATTAAAAGGGCACAATATTTATTGGTTCTTAAAAGGTACAGAAGAAGAATACAATGGTAAGACTATTACAAAATTGTCTTTACCTAAGTATAAGTTCGTATCTAAAGAAGAATCTAAATTGGATAAGTTTGATAAGAACAATCAGTATCACTTCAAGGGTTTAGTTAACAAACCAGTTAACAGCTTTGAACCAACTACTGATGATTTTCAGATGTAGTAAATAATAACGAGGGAGGTTTCTACCTCCCTCTATTTTTTCTTAACTACATTAATAAATCACATGTTCAAGACTAAAAATTTAGTACATGATATCAAGGATGTCCCTGTACCCTGGATTTTTGAACACTTTTGCAAACTAAAAGAAAAGCTAAGTGGCCAAGACATAAAGATCAAAAGTATATTTAATGATAAAGAACGTACACCTAGTATGTGTATTTATCTAGATAATAAACAAGTATACAAGTTTAAAGATTTCTCAACAGGTAAAGGCGGATCTGCTATAGATCTAGTAAAAGAAATAACATCTCTTTCTTACCATAAAGTGTGTCAACTTATTGTAGAAAACTACAATGATTTTGTACTACATAATAACGGTGGTTATGATCTAAAAGAATTTAAACAGTCTTCTAGATATAAAGTGTCTAAATATATCTTTAGATCATGGTCAACACAAGATCAGTATTTCTGGACCCAGTTTAACATAGGAACCAAGCTACTCACCGAGCATAACGTAAGACCATTAGATTCTTATTGTATGATTAAGGATGATAAAGAACTATGCATTAGAGGTAACTATCTCTACGGCTACTTCAAAGCTGACGGTACGCTATATAAAATCTACCAACCTAAAACTTTAGATAAAAAGTTTATAAAAGTGGGAGACTATGTTCAGGGATCAGAACAACTCAAGAACAATAAATACTTAGTAATCACTTCATCTTTAAAGGATGTTATGGCTCTGAAGAGTCTTAAGATCTCTATAGATATTGTAGCTCCTGATTCTGAAAACTCTATGATTCGTAAAGAACTCATGGAACAGTATATTAAGAACTATAAAAAAGTGGTTATAATATTTGACTTTGATGAGCCCGGCATCAAAGCAATGGAAAAGTATAAAGAACTATACCCGGAAATAGAATACACAGCTTTACCTATGAGTAAAGACCCTGCGGATTCTATTAAAGACTATGGTGCCAAAGAAGTATATTACAGATTGGTACTACTACTCAATAAAAAACTAGAAGATAGCTAAAATACTTAGTATATCTTTGACGTATAATAAATTATATGGCTAAACAAAGCAAACCAAGATCCGCCAAAACACGCAATGCTGGTACTATGACAGAATCAGCATTCTGGAGTTTTATAAGGAGCGGATTAAGACAAAAGTCTAGATGGTGGAAACCTATTACTGAATGTAAAATGAAAGCTCGTAGAGCCTATAAAGGTCCTAACAAACGGCAGAAGTTTGAATATGAATGTAATGTTTGTCACAAGTGGTTTCCTGAAAAGAAAATCAACGTTGACCATATAGTAGGAGCAGGTAGTTTAAACTGTAGTAATGACTTACCAGGATTTGTAGATAGATTGTTCTGTGAACTAGATAATCTACAAGTTTTATGTGAGACTTGTCATAATGATAAAACACAATTAGAAAAACAAAAGTAATATGGAAGATCCACTTATTGAAGCTGTAATTGCTCAAATGAAAAAAGACTTTGAAATGGGAGATGAATCAGCTATTTATGAACTATTAGAATTTTGTCCAAAGAAAAACCTATTAGCTTATTTACCTGAAGAAATTTCAGAAACAATAGAAAATTAAAAAAAAAGTATGAATGATATACATAAAGATACATTTATAGCTGAAGATTGTAGAGCTGAATTAGCTCAAGTTACATCTAAGCTTAATAACTGTAACGAATTAATAAAAGAATTAGTAGCTCTCCTTGAATATGAGGAAGCACTAACTGTAGATACTAGATCACAGCAACGTATGAGTGCTAAACTAATAGAACTAGGATTATGGCCAAGCAGATAACTACAGAAGAAATAATAGCCAAGTATCCAAAGATATTTCAGCCGTAT